AGATGAAAAAAGAAATATTGAATGATAGAGTTACATTTAAAGATTTTATGAATCAAGATTATGATAATATAAGATGGTATCCTAAATTCAGTTTGAAAGTTAATAATCTAAAAGAAAATAAAATTTTATGTAAAGATATTATATCAAATATTATATTAGAAAATGATATAGAATTTATAAAACCAAGTGATAATTCAACTTTTAAATCAGATGGATTAATTATAGTTCCATTGAATGGAGATAGAGAAATAAAAGTTAAACCTAAATCAGAAATGACAATAGATTTAAAATATAATAATAAAAAATGGTATGATAGAGAAGGTAATGATTGGTCTAAAATTATAAAAATAGATGAAAATTTAGACGAAATATATGATAATGAAATATATAGATGTTATCCTATTTCTAATAATGTTTTTGAAGCAAGAGATTTTAGAATTGAAAAAAATAAACCAAATAATTATAATGTTGTTACTAATGTTATAAATCTTTTCAAATTTGATTGGATGAGTAAATTACAATATAATGTTTTTTATTACGATACTCCAAAATATAACAAAGAATGGACTAGTATTTTAAAAAATCAAAATAATATCTTAGATAGAATGTTGTTACAATTAAATCCCGATGATAAAGCAAAATGGTTTGATATGGGATGTGGTAAAAATAATAAAATTTATAAAAAAGTAATTGAAAAATATAGTCCTTCTTATTTTTTAGGTATAGATAATGATTTTAACAATTTATTATTTTCACTACAGAAATATGGTAAGTGTTTAGGTAGAAATTCATATTTTATTCCTTCAGATTTATCTGGAGATTGGAATGATTATGATAAATCATGGTATAGTATAAATTTTAATAATAAGATTGATTACATAGTATGTAATTTTAGTATTATGCACTTTTTTACAGAAAAATTTTGGGAACAAGTAAATCTCGTCTCAAAAAAGGGAACAAAAATGTTATTCAATTTAGTTAATGATAAAGCAAAAAATAAAATAAATATAGGTGATTCATATATGTATATTGAAAATGATGTAGTTAAATACTTCTTTAGTCATATACATGAAAGTGAAATGAAAGAAAAATATATTTCCACAGAGAAATTATATTCATTCTTGAAAAAATTTGATTGGATTGAAAAAAAAATATATACTCCTCAAGTAGAATCTTTAGAAAGTTATTATACTTGGTATATTATTGAAAAAAATTAATTTATAAAAATTTTATAAAAATGAATGCTCATTTCCATTATAAGCATTAGGTCCTGCAAATTCTCTATTATTTATAGCTTTAGATAAATCTTCTTCATATTCAGCTTTTCTAATCCCTCTTGATAATTTACCTGAATTCATCATTTCAATAATTTGTTCTTTTAATTTTAATTTTACAACTGGATAATTTTTTGCTTTATTTATTGAAACATTTATTAAATTATTTGAAATAATATCTTGTGTTTTAATTTTATTTTTAAAATTATTTAGAATTAAATTTGCTACTGATAATGCTCCTTCTTCATCGTTTGAAGGAATTATTAATTCACGTGAATTTGGATTAAAGTTTAAGTTAGGTATAATATTTTTCCATTCTATAAATTTATCTATTGATGGTACTTCTGTTTTTAAGCAATATAAAAATGAATAATCTTTATTTGGTTTGTTTTTTATTGTAGACCATGGATTTGGTTTATCAAAGAACCATTCATATAGAGGCCCATCTACTTCCATAGTAACTTTATGTGGTTGACCATAAGTGAAATCATTAAAATTAGATCCATTTGCAAAAGCTTCTATTTTTTTATTATCTTTTATTGAAGGTTCTTCTTTTATAATAGTTTCACCTTGTATTGTCATTTTTTGATTTTTTGAATTTTTATTATTATTTTTTTCTTCTTCTGATTCTTCTTCAGTATCGTTATTATCTTTATTTTTAGATTTTTCATCAGTGTTAGGAATTATGCTTTTATTTTGGGAAAAATTCAAATAAAATTGTATAATAACAATTATTGCTACAATAGAAATTAAAATATTATTTAACATTAAATAGAATTAGAAAAAATTTATTAAACCTTTTCTAAGTTATATTATATGGCAAAAAAAGAAGAAAATTTTATATTTAATTTTCAAAAAAAAATTAATTTAGGTAAACTTATGAGATTAATTTCTTTACCTTTTAATTATGAAATTTATTTAATAATCATTGTTACACTTGTTCTAACTAAAAATATTAATAAAAATATTTTATTATATATTTTGTTTGGACAATTTATTATTTTTAATATAAAAATTTTTTTTAGTAGAAATAGACCATTTCAAAATAATAAAAAAATAAACAACCTATCAAAAAAACCTTTAGAAAGTAGATCTTTTCCTAGTGGTCATGCTTTTATATCTTATGTAATATGCAAAATAATATTAAGAAATTTTAAATTTAAAAATGATTTAATTTATTTATTTGTAAAAATTTTACCATATTTAGTTGCTGTAAGTCGAGTTTATTTAGGTGTTCATTATCCTACAGATGTTATATTTGGATTAATATTTGGTATTATATATGATTATTTTTATAAATTTATTGTAAATTAAAAAAAAAATCTAAATTAATATATATGAACGTTACTCAAATGATAATAGTTTTTTTAATGGCATTCTTGTTATTAAATTATTCTTGTCCTGCACCTAAAAAACAATTAAAATAAATTTTTTTTTAAAAATATTTAAAAACAAATTTTATAGTATTTTTAATTCAATGTACACTATTTATGAATATATTTGGTTAGATCATGATAACAATTTTAGATCAAAAACTAAAGTAGAAAACATATTAAAAACTATTGATGATATTATTCCTGGTTTTTGGAATTATGATGGTAGTTCAACTAGTCAGGCTAATGGTAATGATTCAGAAGTTTATATTAAACCTTGTTCTATTTATCCTGATCCATTTAGACCAAATGGTTCAAATTATTTAGTATTATGTGATACTTGGTTACCTAATAATGAACCTCATCCAGACAATAATAGAGTTAAAGCTAAAAAAATTTTCGATAAAGAAGAAGTTAAAGAAGAACAACCTATGTTTGGTATAGAGCAAGAATTTTTCTTTTATGATTTAAAAAGTAAATTACCATTAGGATTATTTAAAAAAAATACAGATATAGAAGGTTTTTTAGGTCCACAAGGACCTTATTATTGTGGGGTTGGAGCAGGTAAAGTGTTTGGTAGAAAAATAGCTGAAAAAGTTTTAGAAAATGCTTTAAAATGTAGATTAAATATTACAGGACTTAATTTTGAAGTAGCACCTGGACAATGTGAATTACAATTATGTGAAAAAGGTCTAAAAGCTGCTGATGATTTAATGTTACTTAGATATTTACTTGTTAGGACAGCAGAAGATTTTAATGTTGGTATAGAACTACATCCTAAACCTGTTAAGGGTGATTGGAATGGTTCTGGGTGTCATACTAATTATAGTACAAAATCTATGAGAGAAAACGGTGGGATGAAACATATAATGGAAGCAATTAAAAAATTAGAATTAAAACATAAAGAACATATATTAGTTTATGGTAAGGATAATGATCAAAGATTAACTGGTAAACATGAAACTGCTTCAGTAGATAAATTTAGTTATGGAGTTGCTGATAGAGGTTCATCTATTAGAATTCCAAGATTTACTGATAGGGATGGTAAAGGATATTTAGAGGATAGAAGACCAGCAAGCAATATGGATCCTTATTTAGTTACGTCAAAAATTGTAGAAACAACTATTTTAAATAATTAATATATTTTTTAAGTTATATTAATTAATTAAAAATCATCATTATAATATACATTTAACATGTATATAAATATTTAGATATTTTTTATATAATTCTTCTTAAATTATTTTTAAAAATTAATTTAAAATTTTCAGATAATTCTTTTTCTTTATTATACTCAATATCAAATGGAATATTATAATCAATATTGTTTTCTTTTAGATAATATTCTGTATCAAAAATGAAATAATTGTCTTCAATTAAATTATTAGCATATTTATTTAACCATGATTCTAATTTATTATACAAGTAAAAATGTTTTTCAATTATTTCTATAATTAAATTGTAAAATTTTATATTTTTTAAATTATCAGGTAATTTATTGTTTAATTCTTTTGGAATTTTTTCATTTAAAATTTTATTTAATTTCCAAATACCATATTTATATTCAATATATTTATTAAGTTTTTTATTTTTTTTATTATTTTTTATATTTAAACAATATTGATACAAATAATCATTATATAATTTAGTATGTAATAAATCACTATATTCCTCATTTTTTGAGTAAGTTTCTAATTCTGCAAATTTTTTATAATCAGTAAATAAAATAACATTTTTATACAATAATAATTTTGCAAAAATAGCAATTATATTTGTTAATGAATCTAAATCAATAATACTTTTTGAATCATAAATAAAATATTTTTGTAAATAATTTACTACCATTTTATCACCACATTCTATACTAATCAAAGGAAAACCATTTTCGTAATATGTAAATATAACTCCATCATTTATAGTATTATAATAATATTTTGAGTAAGTATCTGTAGAATCAAACCATTGATAATCAAAAATATATTCTTTTTTATTTATATTAATTATAAAATCATCTAATACATTTACATTTGATATAAATCTTTTTAAAGTTGTAAATATGTCTTCAGATTGAAAATCATCATTTATATTTATTTCAGGTATTTCTAAATCAGTATAATTCATTTTTTTAATTTTATTATAATCAAATGATTTTACTTCAAATTCATATTTAATTTTTATATTTTCTTCAAAATCATTATTTATATGATAATATTTAAATTTATCATCTTTTGATAGTAATTTTAATTTTGTAAAAGGTGGTAATATAAATTCTTCTTCTTTAGGAAATAATGAAAAGTTTTCAATGAATATTCCTACACCTTTTGTTTTTTTTGGTATATGTATTTTAACTAATATTAGACCAAACTTTTGATCTATTCCTGGATTGTAAAATGGATCTCGTGTAGTTGATAAAAAACCATTATCAACAAAAGTTTGACCTATTTTTAAATCTTTTAAAAAATCATCATCAGCAATAAATCTATAAAAGAAATAATCCTTATCCAAACTTGGTGCATTTTTAATCACATTGTTTATTTTATTTAAACCATTATACAAATGTTTATTTATTATTCCTTCGTTATCTCTTAAAAAATTATTCATCAAATAACTACCAGTGAAAGAGTAAAAACATAGCCAACTTAAACATTTTTCTTTTATTAAATAATCATTAAATTTTTTTATTTCATTTCTTGAAATATCATTATTTGATATTTTTTTACATATTTTATAATGTAATTCTTTATTTAATATTTTTTTTTGATCAAATTGTTTTATAATTCCCATATTTTGACCCAACTTAATTAATTCAATTTTAGAATAATAAGGATTTAAAAAATTAATATATTTATGAAAACTATTTCTTTTACAAATAGAAACATTTAATCCTAATTCAGGACTATATTTATAAAAAGCTTCATATGATGTTTTCTCCAATGTTTCTAAATTGTAATTACTAATTATTTCTAAATTTAATTCTAATATTTTTTTTAATTGTAAGTTTTTTTCTTTATTAAATTTGTTTTTTATCCAATTTTTAATTTCATCATTTATAAATCTATAATGACAATCAATTAATCTATAATGAATATTTTCTTTATTTATCGGATAAATTTTTTGTGAATATATATCAAACATTGGTATTATTTCATTAAATTTAGATAATTTAATTTTATCTTCTTTTTTTTTAAGTTTAATTTCATTGCTAAATATTTTTTTTATTAAATTACTATTTATTTTCATTTAATATAAAATAGAAATAAATAGTTTAAATTTTTAACATAAACAAATTATAATTTTTAAATTGTATATATCTAGAAAATTATTAATTATTTGAATTAAGATTAGTTTGATAATTAGCTAATTCTTGATCTAAATTAAAAGTAGTACCATATCTATCTATTTCTTGTTTTAATAGTGCTTGTTCATTTTTAGGTAATTTTAAATATTCACTCAAAAATTCGTTTTTATCCATTTTTTGTTGATTAATTTGGTTGTTTATAAATCTAAAACATCTTGAAGCATTAAAATTATTTGGATTACATGATTCTTGTCCTACAAATAAAGAACTTTTCGTACATCTATAATCATTTGTAAAAAGGAATTTATCACAACTATGATCAGTTCCATCAGATAAACAATTTTCATTTTCATTAGGATCACAAACTTTATATCCATCTATTTGATTTTTGCATAAATTATTTTTGTTACAATATAATTCATCTGCACAACTATTTGTAACACTATTATCACAAGATTCATCAAGATTGCCTATTTTTTTACAGGTATTATCATTTTCATCACAATATTGGTCCAAATTACAATCATCAAAATATTTACATCTACCATCCAAATTTTGGCATGTTCCTTTTAAACATCTCATATCATAATTTTTATAATATGAACCATTTTCATCTATTTTTATATTATCACATTCAAAATCTACTTTGCAAGATGAACCTTCTGGTTTTTTCGATTCACATCTATTATTATTTTTACTACAATAATACTTTGAACCACATGGATTATTAACATTTACTAAAGGTCGATAAGTGCATGTTTCACTTTTTGGTTTATTAATATTTGGAATACATTCACCATCAAAATTAGAACATTCTATACATGTATCATCACCATCTGCACATTCTACTAAATCGCATTGATCTAATTCCCTTTCATTACATTGGATTGTATAGTCAGAGAATAATTCTTTTTTAGAATTTGAATTTACAATAACTAAAATAAATATTAAAATTAATATTAAATTTAAGTTATTCATATATATATTTAAATTGATATTTTATTTTTTTTATATTAATTTTTATTTATTACAAAAATTAAAATAAATAGTTTAAATTTTTACATAAACAAATTATAATTTTTGAATTCCATATATTTTATCATTATAATGATATTTTTTATCTATCATTGATTCAACTGTATTTTCTAGCTCAATAGTTCTGTCTCTTCTAAATATAATATAGAAGAAAATTATAATTAAAATTGCAAAAAGTATATCAATCATTTAATATGTATTAGAAATTAAATTAATAAAAATTGATTTTTTAATATATTTTTTTATATTACAATATATAATGTCAAAGGTTAAATGTAAAAAATGTGGAGGTAATCATCTATCAATTAGATGCGGTAAAAAACAAAATTCTAATGATTTCATAAAAGTGAAAAATAAAAAATCAAGATTTGATAGAGATAAAAAGTCTAAATTTAATAAAGATAGTAATTTTAAAAATAATAAAAATTACAAAACAAAATACAAAAATAATTATTCTGGTAAGTTTAAAGTTGTATTATCTAATTTACCAAATGTTATTGAAAATTATAATATTACAAAAGAATTGAATAAATATGGAATTGCTAATTTTAGATTAAAAAAATATGATGATTCTACAATAGCATTTGTAGAGTTTTATGATAAAGAACATGCTGATCATTTTATCAATGCATTAAATGGAACATATTGTGAAAACATGGTTATTAATGCTGAGATGTCAAAGTATTAAATGAGGT